CGACACATGGAGCATGGATTGTACACTTGCTATGATTATTCATCCTATGCTTGTACAATTAAAAGCAACTCAACACGGTCATCCAGCAGACTTGACAGAACAAGAGTGGGATGATATACTAGACGAAATGATCTGGGCGTTTGGACACAAGTCAAAAGAAATAGATGCTGGAGACATGTGTCGTGATAAATGTTCAAACTTTGCTGATCCAGTATGCATAGCCTGTTTGAAAGAAACACAGGAACGTCTTACAAATGCATTTACATTGTTTGGCAAGTGGTATGAAAATTTATGGGATTGATAATGCTTGACACAAGCCAGATCTGGTGCTATAATAGTACTATAAATTACACAAAGGCAAACTAATGGCAACTTATATTCTAGTAGATACAGCTAACACATTCTTCCGTGCTCGACATGTCGTGCGTGGCGACTTAGATACTAAGCTAGGTATGGCTCTACATATTACACTCAATGGTGTTAAAAAAGCATGGCAAGACTTTGATGCTGATCATGTTGTATTTTGTTTGGAAGGACGTAGCTGGCGCAAAGACTACTACGAACCTTACAAGCGCAATAGACAAGTAGCTCGTGATGCTCTTACTCCTGCACAAGCAGAAGAAGATACATTGTTTTGGGAAATCTTTGACGAGTTCAAAGACTTTGTTACTAATAAGACTAATTGTACTGTTATGCGTCATCCGCAACTAGAAGCTGATGATCTTATTGCAGGCTGGGTACAAGCACACCCTAATGATGATCATGTTATTATTAGTACAGACGGTGACTTTGCACAACTTATTGCTCCTAACTGTAAACAGTACAATGGTATACAGAATGTTACTATTACGCACGAAGGCTACTTTGATGAAAAAGGCAATCGTGTAATTGATAAAAAGACTAAAGAAGAAAAGCCGGCGCCTGACCCTGAATACATGTTGTTTGAGAAGTGTATGCGTGGCGACACTAGCGACAACGTGTTTAGTGCATATCCAGGTGTACGCAAAAAAGGCACTAAGAACAAAGTAGGTCTTATTGAAGCATTTGCAGACAAAGACAAAAAAGGTTACAACTGGAATAACATGATGCTACAACGTTGGACTGATCATAATGGCGACGAACATCGTGTACTTGACGACTATACTCGTAATGTTACATTGTGTGATTTAACTGCACAACCTGCAGACATTAGAGAGATTATTAATACAACTATTGCAGAAAACGCAACACCTAAAGAAATACAACAAGTAGGTATGCGTCTTATGAAATTTTGTGCTAAGTGGGATATGCAACGTATTGCAGATCAAGCACAAACATATGCAACACCTTTACAAGCGAGATACCCTATATGACATTAAAAGCAAAACCTGTATTGAAAGATAAATTTTGGATTGTTGAAAGTAACGGAGAAAAGGTCGGAACACTTAGTTGGAATGACGATCGCTATTTGTTTACAAGCAATATAGAAACTTGCTTTTTTGACAATAAACGTCAAATGAAGCAAAAGTTTGGTATGGAATTTATTTTTAGTGATAAACCTGATACAGGACAAATTGAAACAAAAGCCGAATATAAAATACACAATTGTCCTACAAGTGTAAAGCCATACAATGAAATGTATGATGTGCAACGCAAATTGCCTCTTTTTACTAAAAGCGCAAAATCAAAAAGTTTATACTGTGCAGGATATTATATTATACACTTCGACAAAGGTTGGGTAAAGAGCTTTTGCCCTAAACTAATTACTGTTGAACGTTATGAAACAAAAGGTCCGTTTAAAACAGAAATTGAAATGCGGCAGGAGTTAAGTCGTGCAACCAATTAACACTTTGCCAATACAACAGTTTCTTACACAGGTCAAAAACGCCGATGCAAGTAAGGCAAGAGAAGTTAAAATAACTATAGAGCAAGCAAAAAATCTTGCATTTACATTAGGCATAGTTATGTCTAGACTACAAGGAGACCTAGAAAAACTTGTTGTTGAATCTAAAAATAATAACGAAGAAATAATTAAAGTAGAACTAAACGGCGGTAATGATTGGAAATAAAATGCTAACACCCTGGGAAGGTAATGAACTTAATAATTTTATAGCAGGATGGTATATAGATGAAAATTTATGTGACGAAATTGTAGATTATTTTGAAAAAAATGCCGATCTATTTCAAAGCGATACGCATAATTTTTGTAGTGTAACACCCATACAAGCATTGCCTAATAACCTAATAGATGCTTATTCTAAACAAATGTTTACAGTAATTGAGCTGTATAAAGAAAAGTATAAGTTTAGTTATGAAGATCTTGTACCGTGGAGAATGACTCCTCCAATGTTTCACAAATATTTGCCAGGACAATCATATTCAAGACCGCATTGCGAAAATGACGGCTCAACAGACCCTGAAGTTGAGCCACGGCATCTTAGCCTAATGTCTTATTTGTGTAATATTAAAGATGAAGGTGGTACTTATTTCTACAATCAAGATATAACTACTCCTTCTAAAAAAGGTCTAACAATACTCTTTCCTGCACATTGGACGCATAGGCACAGAGGCATGCCTGCTACAAACGATACCAAATATATTACTACATCGTTTGCTAAATTTGTAAGATAATAAAATACGTAGTTAACCTACAAAAGAGATAAATATATGCGTAGTTAATAATAAGGATACGCATATGAGTCGCCCCAAACCAACTGTTCTATTAGAACACATCAATAACAAAACTTATAAAAGTGAACAAGTATTAGAAGCTGAAGCTATTTGGGCAGTATTTTATAAAGATAAACCTTTTAATTTAAAAAGTGCTAATGCCATTACTAACTATCCGGGCCCTAAATATAAGAAAGTAAGTTTTTCTAATCCCGGACATGCACACAATCTTGCAAAAAAGTTAAACGAAATGTTTAAAAGCGAGGAGTTTGTTGTAGTTAAGTTAACAACAGGTGAAGAAGTTCCTGAATGAACTGGAAAGAAACATTTACTAAAGTCTTTCTAAGAGAGCTGGGTAAGAGTTCAAACGACATCAACGTAAAAGAATATTTGCCGTTATGGTGGCAAAATACGAGATCAAAAGACTCCGGCGGACTACGTCTAACTGATGCAGGATTAGATATTATTCAGCAAATAGAGCTTACTACTTACGACATACCTTATCCTAAAGAAATGACTCTAACTCCACAAATTGCTATCTTTCTAGACCAATTTATCGACTGTCCGTACTATCTTTCAAATAGGTGTATTACTGTAACTGATCAAAAGAAAGCTGTAGAATTATCGTTATTTTCAGGCGATTTACGCAAATATGGCTTACAAAAAGCAATGACTCGTCAAAAGAAAAGCAAAGAAAATTCCTAAGTTGTTGATTCTAAACAAGTTCTTTTTTTAGAAAAAGGTTGACATTTCTTATAAAGACTGTATAATGTATATATAGTTAGAAATTAAGCACTGATAACTGAAATAAGGAATACACAATGGAAACTACAGCAACACGCACCGTATCACCCAACAGCGCCAAAGGCGCAATCAAACATGCTATTAAAAAGCAACGTCCGGTCTTTTTATGGGGGCCTCCAGGTATTGGTAAGTCTGACATTGTTCGTCAAATTACTGAAGGACTAGGCAACTCACACTTAATTGATATCCGTTTATCATTATGGGAGCCTACAGATATTAAAGGCATTCCATACTTTGATAGCAATATTGGTAAAATGGTTTGGGGAGCACCAGAAGAACTTCCTACAGAAGAATTTGCATCACAGTTCGACTATGTCGTATTGTTCTTAGATGAAATGAATTCAGCGGCGCCTAGCGTACAAGCGGCAGCGTATCAACTTATTCTTAATCGTAAAGTAGGTAAGTATTGTTTACCTGACAACGTTCTTATTGTTGCAGCTGGCAACCGTGAAGCTGACAAAGGTGTTACATACCGTATGCCTGCTCCGTTAGCTAACCGTTTTATTCACTTAGAACTTGCTGTATCTTTTGACGATTGGTTCCAGTGGGCTGCTGATAACAAGATACACCAAGATGTATTAGGTTATATTACATTCAGCAAAAAGGATCTTTACGACTTTGATCCTAAATCATCTAGTCGTTCTTTTGCAACTCCACGTTCGTGGACATTTGTATCAGAATTATTAGAAGATGGTGTTGACGAGAACACCACTACAGATCTTGTAGCTGGTGCAGTAGGCGAAGGTTTGGCTGTCAAATTTATGGCTCACCGCAAGGTAGCGTCGAGCATGCCTAACCCTACTGACATACTTGCAGGCAAAGTAAAAGAGATGCATCAGAAAGAAATCAGTGCTATGTATTCCTTAACTGTATCTCTTTGCTATGAATTGAAAGAAGCATCAGACAAAGGTGATAAAAAGTTTGATGACAAAGTCAATAACTTCCTGCAATTTGCAATGGATAATTTTGAAACTGAGCTAGTAGTTATGGGCATTAAGCTCGCACTAACACAGTATCAATTACCCATTGATCCAGACGAAGTGGCTTGCTTTGACGAGTTCCACGAGAGGTTTGGAAAATACATTAAGGCTGCTCAAACAGTCCATTAATGGCTAGGAGGACGGGTCTTTTGGGCTCGTTCTCCTTTTTTTTGGTTGACAATTACTGTAAATACGTGTATAATATACTTATAAATTGAAATAAAGGACGTAGCACATGTTTAATCCAGACGTACTATACAATGTAGAAGGTAAAAAGAACTGGCAACCTGACCCAGATATTACACCTAAAGCACTTGAAGAGATGCGTGTTGACGTACTTGACCGTATTATTGTTGCTAGAATTGGCTTACTACTACGTCATCCATTCTTTGGTAATATGGCTACACGTTTGCGCATCCAAGAAGGTGACGACTGGCTAGGTACAGCCGCCGTAGACGGACGTAACCTTTATTTTAATACACAATTTTTTAATGCACTATCAAACAAAGAAATTGAGTTTGTTATTGCACACGAGATACTACACTGTGTCTTTGATCACTTAGGACGTAGAGAAGGTCGTGATCCTATGATCTACAATATTGCCGCTGATTATATTGTTAACAACTTGTTAGTTAGAGATCGTATTGGTCAAATACCCAAACTAGTTGATTGCTTCCAAGATTTTAAATACGAGAATTGGTCTTCTGAAGATGTATATGATGACATCTTCAACAAATACGACGAAGAAGAATTAAAACAATTAGGCGAGTTACTTGACGAGCATATTGATTGGGAAAAAGGTGCAGGTGAAGGACAAAGTGATAAGCCTGGTAAAGAGGGTGATGAGCCTGGAAAAGGACGTCCTAGTTACTCCAAAGATGAGCTCAAAAAGATACGTGATGAAATTAAAGAGAGCATGATAAATGCTGCGCAGAGTGCAGGTGCAGGCAATACACCAGCAGGTGTACAGCGTATGATTAAAGAAATGACAGAGCCTAAGATGAACTGGCGTCAAATTCTTCGTCAACAAATACAATCAACTATTAAAAGTGACTTCTCGTTTAGTCGTCCTTCACGCAAAGGTCAAATGAGCGGTGCTGTACTTCCAGGCATGAACTTTTCAAATACTATTGATATTTGTATTTCAATTGATATGAGTGGTTCAATTGGCAATGCACAAGCTAAAGACTTCTTAGGCGAAGTTAAAGGTATTATGGACGAGTTTCCAGACTATAATATTAAAATTTGGTGCTTTGATACTAAAGTATACAACGAACAAGACTTTACAGCAGACAATGGTGAAAACTTAGAAGACTATGAAGTTATGGGTGGTGGTGGCACCGACTTTGATGCTAACTGGAACTATATGAAAGAACATGACATTAACCCTAAAAAGTTCATCATGTTTACAGACGGCTATCCTTGGAACAGTTGGGGCGATGAAGACTATTGTGATACTATATTTGTTATCCATTCACACCATGACAAAAACTTAGAAGCACCATTTGGTCAAACGGCACATTACGAACTATCGGCATAAGATGATAAAAGAGAGAAAAATTAATCCGTTAGAAGTATTTAATGCTAGGAAGGTAAATCATCCGCCTTCCTACTTTGAATATATTAATGTAGCACTTACTTACAACTTAGAAGACTCAATAGCTAAATGGATCAAAAGGCATTTAAAAAATAGATTCTTTGTAGGAAAGAATGTTATACTTGATAACAATAATAGATTAACACAAGTACTTACAATAGGTTTTGAAGACGGCAAAGACATGAGTTATTTCATGTTAGCGTGTCCACATTTGAAGTACAAATAAATAATATGCGCATATATACTATAACAAGGAGACAATTATGAGCGAAGAACAAACTACAGCAGACGTAAATGAATCACCGGCTGCTGAAGCTACAGAGCAACAAGCACCTGACTTAACAGTTACAGACTTGCAAGCATTAAAGAGTATTATTGATGTTGCAAGTCAACGTGGCGCATTTAAGCCAAACGAAATGATGACTGTAGGACAAACTTACAACAAATTAGATGCATTTTTGGGTGCTGTAACAGCAAACCAACCACCCGCACAAGGAG